TGAATCGTCCACAACATTCGTGGTTCAAGATTCATCAATTCGGTTGGCGACAACCCGGTTTCCACCGCAATGGTTGCAATCAACCAATGGATTGACTGGTCGCCCAGCCCAACTATTTTTTTGGTTCGGCTGCCTGAACCATGTCAACGGTTTCAAGCCACTTTTCAAATTCGTCGTTGGTTCCACCGGTTCGTTTTTCAACGTGCCACGCTAAGAAAAACAAATGCGTCATCCGCACTTCTTTTTCCAAACGCGCCATCGACAGATCGAACTTGGTTTCGAATGCAACAATGTCAGCCGCAATCCCGACGACATCTTTTGTGGTGCCGTCACGGAACATGATGTGTAGGTTGAAATTCATGTTGTAATCCTAGCGGATTATGCGGTACCGCGTGTGACTTCGCCGTCAACAGGCCAGGTGACCGACATGGTTGCCAGATCGCCTACAGAGGACGCCACAGGCTGTGTCTGTGTGACCAAAGCGTTGAACGTATAAGACGGGTTGGATGCCGTCACAGTCGCGTTGGTTGGCTTGATGACGATTGCAACCGTTCCGCCAAGATTCGACCACAGCGTTTCGTCAACGGAACCCGATGCGAAATCCTGGTGGAAGTCAAGTGTCACAGATGCATCCTTCAAACCGGCGATGCGCTTACGCCATGCCGAACCAAAGGCGGTTGTTTCTTGCTCCTCGGCGGTGATGTCGAGCGTGACCGCGGCCAACGAACTCGAAAAATCCGAAGCATTGATTGTTATGTTGTAATCAGTTGCGACAAACTTTGCCACTTCTTTTCTCCTTAGTTTGCGATCACGGTGACTCGGAAATCACAAGTCAAATATTCGACTTCACCTAATGATACAGCAGACACGTTGCTCATATCCGTCACACGACAATCGAATGCGGAACCATTCAATGTTCGATCAGATTCGATTGCTTCTTTGAAACCGTTGGCGTCGGTGAATGCGTAACCATCCAATTTGCCTTGCGCGGTTCGTTCCGATGCGCGACCAACAAACGCGGTGACCGTGAAATTGTATTCCGTCATCCCACCGGCAAACGCTTGGTCATAGACAATACTGGTCAACGATATGACCGCCATTGGCACATTGATTTGATCCGGGACATCAACCGATGTGCGCAACCCCGAAATGGTTGACAGATTGTTCGCCAACCCGGTGCGCATGTTTTGAATCGTCATGCGAATTGCACCCGACGGAACGGCGACAACAATGCTTCGATGTCGGGATCGATCCGTGACACTCGCATGACACCGAAATCACCGAACCCGGCAATACCCAATGGTGCATCGTAGCGTTTGAATTGACGCAACGAATACAGAATGCATGCTTGTTTGACGGCGACGGGAACCGTGGCGAATCCGAATTGTCCGGTGACTTGAACTGATGCTTGGTAGGCGTTCACGTTTTTCACATCGTAGACGGGGAACAAATAATCGCCGATGGCGCGAATGCGTGTGAATGGTGTTTCGATTCCACCGACAAATCCGTTCACCGGTTCCAGTTGGTAATCACCGGCAGCCCAAGTCGTGTCGAATGTGCCGTCCCCGGTTGTGTCCGTTTTGATTGCCGTGACTGAACGGACGTCGTCGATGTCGGTCAGAAACGAATCTGTCGGAACATATTCCCGTGTCGCGGTTCCCGCATTGTAGAAAACGCGTTCACAATATCCGTCGATTTCGCGTGACGCAGATTCGATTGCGATTTCCAACAACGAGTCGTCGACGTTGTCCGTGATGCGCAAAGCCGCTTTCACATCTGCGAGTGATGCGTAGCCATTCGTGATTGCCATTGATGAAACCTTTCCCCCAATAGTTTAGCGGTTCCGCAACCATTCATTTGCGCGACGGGTTTGCAGATTGTACACACCCGCCGTGATGTCGTTGTTCGCCATTTTCTGATCGTAGTATTTCCGGTTGCGTTGGAACGTTTCGTTGTTGTGGCGGTTCAATTCCGGATCGGATTTGATGGTGGAACTGTTTTCGTGGTTGACGTGTGCGATGGGTTGTGGCGTGAAACCGTGGTGTGCCATGCGTCGTTCGTAGTCGTTGTCTTCGAAATAGGCTGGGTACAGATTGGAATCAAACAATCCGACGGTGTGGACAATGTTGTCGGGGATGATGAACGTATGCCATGACGGTGCGTTGGCCGCTTTGCCGAAAACGCCATCCGGTGTGTTTTCGAATTTTTCGATTGTGCCCGGATCGAACCACACATCGTTTGACACGATGAACCATCGTCGATCGTGTGGCAACAATTTGATTCCCAAATTCCATGATTCGGCAACACCCAAATTGGACGGCATGGGCAAATATGTCACTTGTACTATATTTTCGGGCATGGTCAGATGCGGTGTGTGGTCACGGTATGCGGAACCGTTGTCGATGATGACGACATGGTTGATTGGGTAATCGATTGATGACAACATCCGTTGCAACAAGTCATACCGGTTCAATACCGGGACGATTAGATTTTCAAGCATCAAACACCCTTGAACGTGTGCCCTTCAAGATTGAAATTCACGAACGGATTCAACGAATACACATTGACGTTGTACAACTCGGTCAACCATTTTTTCATCGCCACCAAATGATTGTTGTACAACTGCCACGGTGTGTGACCTGCCGGGTAACCATAAATTCGATTTATACCGTCGATCGTTCCACAATCGGCACCAACCAACACAATATTTTTCGCACCCATGTAAGCCGCCAAATGCATTGATCCATGAATCGATGATGAACCAAACAAAATTGTGTCGATGACGCCATGTTCCCACGGATTGAATGTTGAACCCGGCGGTTCCGTTCGTGACAAATAATTGATGATTACATTTTCCGGTGGCGGGTTGCCGAAACACCATTCCCCTTCACCGTAGTCATACGATGATGACCAACGTGTCGAACACACATCATGTGTGACCGCGTGAATCAAACCTGGGTTGGTCAATTGACGCTTGGCCGCCGGATGGTAATGCGTGAACAAATAGAAATTTTTCAACGGGAATTGTTCGGCAACCAAATTCGTTGACACCACGATTTTGTCATCGAAAAAACCTGGATCAAGAAAATCGACAGACGAACCGGAACCGAACACCCAAATCGTTTCACCGGCATGGATGTTCGACAAATCTTCCAACATCATGCGAACACCTTTTTCAACAACGGCATCCAATCCGTCTGCCACACCAATTCGTGACCGAACTGTTTTGCGAAATCAATCGATGTCTGATCGACGCCACGATCTGCGTCATGCGCCATTTCCAACGCGTTCACAATCGAATTGATGAACGGGATTTGGTAGTACGCCAATTGAGCCGCATCCCAAAACGGTTGACCATCCACCAACCATGACGATTCCGATGCCAAATCCTGTGTGGCTGACCAATTCGATGTGATCACCGGTGTGCCACACGCTTGTGATTCGATGATGGGGACGCCGAAGCCTTCCCCATACGATGCACACATCAACACATCCGACGCAGTATACAAAGCGGCCAACGTTTCATTCGGGTATCCCGTCCGCAACGTATTCGAATCCGCCACCATCACATTGTCCGGTGACAATTTCAACGATTCCAACAACGGTGCCAATGTGAAACCGCCGAACACCGACGACGATTCCATGTGCAAATACAAATACGAATTCGGGAACTTCTTTTGGAACATCGAAAACGCCATCAATTGTTCCGCCAATGCCTTCCGGTGAACCAACTTGTTCGCCTTGTTTGCGGAAACCATTGACACCAAAAATGCGTCGTCCGGAACATCCATGAATTTGCGTGTCGCCATCCCGTTGATTTTGTGCGTCGGTTTGAACACGGTCGAATCCACGACGTGCGGTATATACACATTGTCGATACCGGCTTGATCCAATTGACGTTTCCCATGCGGTGACATCGTGATCGGATTCACATTGTCGCGACCCAAGAATTTGGCGACACCCGGTGGCAACGTCACATGATCCAACGGCACATACGACCAAATCGGATCATCGAAAACCAAATCGTTGAACACCCAGGTGTCATACAACGTCATCAGGACGGTTTTGATTTTTGGGTGCAGCCCTTTGAATTCGTCATACCAGATTGGGATGACGTCATCGGAATACGGTTTGTACCCTTTCGGGTAGTGCAGATACGAACCAAATGGTGTCGTCATCTTTCCCCGAAATCCTTCCAAACCGAAATTCGATGCGACACCGGTTTTGATTCCGTGGCGGGTGAACATGTCGACCAAGAATTTTGCTTGCACACCGTAGCCCGTAGACGTTCCAGGCGTGTTGGTTGCCAGCAAGATTCCGCCGTTGATTTTTTCGTAGGTTGGCATGGCACCAGCGTACCAAGAAAAACGAAAATCCCCCAGGGCAACCTACGACCCCAGGGGATTTCCGATTCGATCGGCTAAGCCAATGCGAGGTACTTCACATGTGATGCATGGGTCAGTTTGCCATCCATGCGGTAAGTGAAGCGGTACGCGGTCACATCGTTCGCGAAATAGGCGTCAGTCGACGTTGCTACCTCGAGCCCGGTGGTCACGATCTTGTACGACGGCAGATGTCCGAAAACGACTGCCTTGTTCCCGGTGGCGATTCCCGCCATTGCCGGGTTTTCGAAGATCGGGTAACCAAGCAGACGATCTTCACCAGAAACGATTGGATCGTAGATGTACCGACCATCGTTGTCCTTCAAACGGCGGATGAATCCGACGGTCGAAGTGTTCGCCATGAAGCCAACACCGGGCAGACGACGGGCTGAACCATCAAGGCTGTAAGCCAGTTCAATCAGTTCGTCTGCGCTGATAGCGTTCGTGGTTCCGGCGGTCACACCCGAACCGGCTGCGGCTACGATTCCCTCAGTTTCCGTGGTTCCCGTTCCGACGGTTGCCAGATCGTTGATACGGAAGCCGATGGCGTTACCGG